CGAAGGCCGATCAATCCGTCGTTCTGTGATGTGCGGCGCTTGGGGCTACCCATCCGAAAGGAGCATGGCTATGCGAGTTTCCTCGCAAACATCCCAAGACTTAGTCAACCGTCTCTGTTGTTTAGGCCTAGCTAAAACGCTGGCCAAACAGATAGTTGAAGAGTTCGAGTTTTGGAGAAGAGAATCTGGCGATGAGTGGACTTGTACTCACATTAAAGAGTTAAAAGTCGAACTCATACGATTCATGGGAGGCTTACCGCCTTCTAGTTCCGTTTGGATTGAAAGAAGAAAGGATAAGGTCACTCCTACCGGTGCCTTTGGGGCACTCTGGAGAATCTCTCGTAAGAAACCGTTCACTGCTTTAAACGCAATGCAGATCTACACTTCCCTTGTTTATTCGCCTTCTGCCGATGAGGCAAAGATCACGCCTAAACAATTGAAGGGATTTGAAGAAGCCCTGCATCGGCCTCCCGTTTCACGGGAAGCGATACTGGCCTATAACGATCTCCTCCGTTATCTCCCGATGGAATTCCATTCTGAGATACCTAAGTTTCTAGCACCTTCAGTGCTTGATGTTCCCATCAAACCCTTCAAGCGTAGTCCGATCCCTGATCGGGGATTGGTACCAAAGGAAGAGGTCTTCCCACGGGCGTTAACGCTCTTGTCGATGAATCCCAGTTTTTATTGGGCTCACCGTAAACTTATCGACTCTGCATTAGGGATGACAGCGGGTTTTATACCGCTGAAAGACTCCAAGGAAGCACCCGAACAATATGATGATCAAGTGGACTCCATTCCTGTAATCCTCAATAAAATTCAACATTCTATTGAGTCTAAGGATGGCTTTTCGGCTGATCCCTCTGATATCGTTTCTGGCAATGTCGCGTTCATACAGGACTCTGGGTATAAGCTTCGGCATATATTCGTGACGAACGAGCTTTTGCAAGTCGCCGCCCTGCCTTTGCAGGAGTTCCTTATGAATGAATTAAAACATATCCCTCAAGATGCGACGTTTGATCAAGACTCTGCTGTTAAGCGAGTACAATCATTTCTTCGCGAGGGTATGACCGCTCATTGCTATGACCTACAGAAATGCTCTGATAATCTCCCTCGTCGATTCCAATTATC